GATCGACGTAATTATCGAAATTCCTTTCCAGCTTCCCGATAGCCGACAGAATCGTATCTGTCGCGGTAATCGGAGAGTAAGCTTCCGGTTTGGTATAGCCTGTCAGCGGGGAAGAAAGAGTGAGATAACCATTATCATCCAAATACTTCTTTAATTGGTCAATGTCCAGACCTCCGCCACCGGCAAATTCCGGATCAACATACCACCCATTCGTCGTGTCAAATAGCAATCCTCCTTCTCGTTTGGCTTTGAATAAACCAAATGTCTCATAGTCGGCCACCGGAAGACCACTGGCATATTCACCGCCGTCGGCAAAGGCTACAATATCACCAGGAACAATCACATGTTTACCCGAGATAGGCCGTAGGTAATATTGTGATTCTTCCAACGGATTTCCGTCAGAGGATGATGTTACCAGTTCCCAATATTGTGGCGTTGACGGATAACCAATGCTTCCACCTCCGCCACCAGTCTGCGCTGCCGCCTGGATGCTATCGGTCAACCGCTTGTTACGCGGTGTGGCCGCCAGGAAACGTGTCTGATATGTATATTGTTCTTTTGCCATGATTCGTTATTTAAACTGTACACCCTCGTAATTGTCGGCCTCGAACTGTACCATCTTGATCTCGCTCGTGTCGCCGCGTAAGTCTTGCGACTCCGATAACAGGATGTAACTGCCCGCCTCGTTATTGTCCGTATAGACAGCGAATGAGGGAAGTATCCCGGCTGTCCCGGAGAGGATCACATTCCGACCGGCATAGTTGCTATATACCGTACCGATCAGGAGCTTTTCCAACTGGTCGGTCACGCCGGATCGGGTGAAGCTGCTTATTATGCCATGATTAGAACTATCATATAGTTGCCCCAAGGCCACAGGTGAAGGATTCGGCATCGTACCTAGTACCGTATCTATACTCAGATCCTCTTTGGCATCCTTATTCAGCCAGGCTTGAATGCTTACATCTTTTGCGGAAAGACTCCCACCTCGACTATCAACAAGTTCAATGGATGGTTCTTTAAAGAACATAAACCGGCACCGTTCATAGTTGGAATCCTTGATTTCCTTCCCATAATCATAGATAACGATACCCGTACCAACCTGCATGTCGATGTAACCTCCCGTATCAGGAAGATCGATCAGTTCGCCTTCTCCTACTTTATCGAAGAAAGTGGGCAATTCGCCTCTGTAGTATCCTATAATGGGCTTGTTAGTTTTCCAGTCACCTAATCCGGATTCACTCTTCCGGTCTCCTTGATACCAGCATAACCAAGCTTCACCCCATCCACCTTCACCGGACTTCCATCCGACAGCGGTATTGGCATGTACATAAGAGTCGCTATCCTTAACACCATTGTTATACCAATGATACAATGCGTTCCCAGAGTCATCCCTTAGTACGATCTTAACAGGGACATAAGCAAAATTGGCACGGTTCTGTTGGTAATCCCAGCTATTCTGTTCGTTGTCTTCAGAAGCACCCTCATAAGGATTATATCGAGGATCGAACAATAGTTTCACAGAAACCTTTAATTGGTAATCCCTGTTAGACCAAATCTCATCCAAACGGTGGGACAAATAAGTGGACAATGGAACTTTGAGAAGCATTTGCCCGATCTGCTGGGATGGCTCTTGAATATGGCTAACCCACTGGCCTGAATTCGCCGCCGTGAAATTCTCGAATGTCCAAGCTATGCCCGAATCATCGCTGCCGGAGTAAACGGGTTCTATCCGATAGTATTTGGCAAGCGGATTCTTTTCCATACCCTTCCCGTTGTCAGAAAGATAGGTATAGAAGCCAACTTCGTCTCTAGTAACATTTCTTGTTTTCATGTAGGTTATATGACTCTCTCCATCTACGGTTTCAGGATCTATACTACCAGATGCCATCTTGTAATTTTCATAAGGCGAATGTTTTATCTCAATACTATTATACACCTTGTCGATCGAATAAGTGGCATCATCGCCGTCCCAATAGACTTCTTCTTTTTTAAGCTCCGTGTAAATGGCGTTTAAATCATAGACAAAGACCTTCCCTTCCTTTTGGATCAGCCGGAGGGCGAACGGGCGTAGCGTCTCATCCAATACCTCGCGGATCGTCATCGGTTCGCCATCTTCGTCGAAGAAGTTCTGGCACTGTACGCTGACGGCTTCCAGCAAGTTCCCACGACCGCCATACGAGGTGGAGATGTATTCCGTGATTACCGTATGGTGGATTCCCGAAGCCGACAATGCCAGCTCGATGACTTCCTTCAACGTCTTGAACCCGGTATCCTGCCATTTCAGGCGGTCCAGGATGGCGAAGTCCGAGAAGGTGAGTTCCACGCCGTACCCGGTCTTATAGGAAAAAGGCTCTTCGTACAGTTCGGGATCTAACGTTCCACTCCAATAGAGGGTATCACCTTTATACACATCCAGCCGGATACTCCCGGCCTTCACTGTATAAAGGTCGATGAATTGCCGGTCGTCGTCGGACATCAAGGTCAACTTGGCACTGGATGATTGTACCGGTTCGAGTTTGTCAGTCTCTTGCCAGTCTATCACCAGCACGTCATCGGTGAAGGCGACGGGTTTCATCTCGCCCGTCCATCCTTCCTGCCAGATCTCCACGTTGTACAACGTGTTGTTGTAGCTGTAGAATCCATATTTGTATCGTAATCCCATGCTCATCGTGTCCTGTTATTTCGGTGTTCAACTCCCTGCAAGGCGATATACAAGTCCCTGCCCCGTACCTTGGTCTCGAGATATAACCGGTCGAGGGAGAATGAAGCCGGTTCAATCATACTCTTCAACTTATTGAGCGGGGCGATCACTTCCGGGTTATTGCGTGCCCCAGAGTATTCACCCACCAGCGCCAGCGTCGGTCCGCTGACTATACCGCCGTTGGCAAAGGCGGTGGCGTTCTGCAATGCTGCCTTCGCTGCTGCGGTGGCGGCAACCAGCGCCGTACCGGTAATGATCGCCGCAATAGGGTTGGCAAACATGGATTTGAAGGCGAGCGTAGCCGTACCGGCTGCTATTAACGCCGCACCGAACTGGCTAAGCATATCCATCAACCCGGTCAACATGGATTTGAATATTTCCAACCCGTTTCCGGAAGCGATGGCTTCACCCAGTCCAGAGGCGAATTGCTGGATCGAACCAGTCAGGATGCTCTCGATCTGTTGCCCCTTGATTTCTATCTCCTTGATGGAATCGGAGAACTGTTGTTTCATGATCTGGAAAGAGCGCGAAAGGGTATTGTTGTCGAACTCTACCGGGATGCTGATCTTTTTCGGTACAGGTAGTCCCGTTACAGACGATGAGATCGTATCCTTGTATTTGCTGTCTGCCAAATTCCCTGCCGCACCTTTTGCGATGGCAAGTTCCATCAGGTTTAATTTTTCTTGCCATAGCCGTATCTCTTTCTCCAGATCAATCTGTTGTTGGCCGGAGGCTTTGCTTTGTGCCTCCCGGAGTGTATTGATCTTGTTGGTAATGCCCCCTAGGGTAGCCAGGTTCCGGTTCAGTCCTTCCCCCGTGCCGCCTTTTATTCCCGGGGTCACGGTAAGCGTGGGCAGTTCCTTGATCTGGTCGTTCTTTCCTACGAGCAAGTCCATCCTTTTGTTGACGGCACCGATCGCCGTGTCCATCGCGTAGAAACTCCGGATATAATCGTAGATGCCCCGCTGTGCATCACGGCTGATCCCAATCCCGAAGTCGGATTGTATATTCTTCAAGGATTGCAGAAAAGCCTCCCGGAGCGAGTCTCCTGCAGATTTCCATTTCGGCGTATCCGCCACCATGGATGCTATGATATTGTCTGACAACGGGGTGGACACACCCTGTTCCGACAATGCCTCCTGTATCTGCTGAATCGCATCCGACTGTTCTTTTACTGACTCTTCCGTGATCTTGTCGATCTCGGCGTTCCGTGATTTCAGTGCAATATGGTCACGGATAGCCGTGTTGAGCAGGTTGTACATGCCGTTGAGTTCGGACAGGCTGGCTTGTTCCGATACCATATAAGGAAGGTAGTCCTTGTAGGTGTCGTTCAATTTCCGTATGGCGGCTTCCCTTGCCGCCGTCCCTTCCGACGTATTGCGTATGGCTTCATAGATATGGTCCAGTTTGGCGGTTTCTTCCAACAGGCCTCCGTAATAGCTTTTCGACACGCCCGCCAAGGCTTCCATCGATTTCCTGGTTTCATCGTAGCTGTCCGACATGGAAAGCAACCGCTTTGTGTGTTCCACTATCTGCGGGCCGAACATCGTCAGCACGGTAATCCCGCCAACCAAGGCCGTCTGCCAAGAGAAGAGGGACGAAACGAGTTGTTTCCAAACCGGGGTTGCTTTCTCGCCGGAAGCCACCAACGCTGCATTTTCCCGTCGGGCGGCCGCTATGTTATCAGCCAGTATGGGCAGGTTGTTCGAAACGGCCATCAATCCGGTTGTCGCACTGTAGGTAAAAGCCGGTATTTCCCGGACTACCTGTTGCAATGACATGCCGAGTGAGTTGAACCGGGGAGCCACGGCCGAAGCCTGGCGGACTTCTTCCCCGATCTTGGCAACTCCGCCGGCGGCTTGGACTGCTTTTTGCCCGATGCCATCCAAGCCGTCCTGTATCTTCTTGGCCACCGAAGATGCCCGGTCTTCTATCTGTATGTTGAGTTTGTATAGCTGTGTATCTGCCATGACTGATCAATGTTCTCCAAACCGTTCTACCATTTTCTTAAACTTTTCCCTGGATACCGGCCTATGGTCAGGTTCCGGCTCCCATGCGAAACGGGCCACGTCGGTAAGCGACAATCCTTTCTTGGCATAAGGCAACAGGACCTTGTGAGCCAGGAAACGGACCTGCTCCCAGCGTTCCCGGTAACGGGCCTCTTCATGCCGGCTCCATTCCTGCAGGAGGATCCCCAGTTCGTCCAGGGTCATGGAGCAGGTATCGCGAAGCGACAACCCGACTACTCCGACGGCAAATCCAATAAGATGGTCGATTCCCCCGGATTCGTTTTTTTTTCTTCTCCTGCTACCTGCTTGCCGAAAAGGGATTCCGCCACAGGGTTCAATTCGCCGACGTCCATGTCGTCCATCAGATCTTCGGCCGAGGGGTACGGGAAGTCCACGTTTTGCCTTTTGCAGGTGGCCGACAAGGCCATGAACAACAGTTCGCAAACCGAGAACATGTCCGTCACGTCTTGCAGGTCTTTGCCTGAATATTCCTTGTACTGCTTCAACACACCGACCGTCAGCCGGCATGGGTATTCTTTCCCTTGTATCTTGATCTTGTTCATATTATTGTCTGTTCGTTTTTACATACCTATATCTCTTCTGCGATATAGGTATATCTCGGCGGAGATACTACTATGTCTCGGGCGAGATATACCTATGTCGTTTTGTACGGGTGGAATCCGCTGTTTTTATGCGCCTCCTGTCTTGGTTTCCACGGCCCCGTCATTTTCAAACGTGGCGGAGTAGGTGGCATCGTCGTCGGCCGGGGAGTTTTGTTCCAATTGGGTGATCACGAACATGCCCTCTTCATATTTGCTGCTTGCGCCGCCGGCTTCTTCCGTGTAGCCATATTTCAATTTGACAGGCTTGCGGCTCTTCATGATGGCTACCAGCTTTTCATATACATTCCCTTCACCGAATAGCGTCAACGCCTCGCATTTGATGGTGACGCTCAGTTTCTTAACCAGCTTGTTGCTGAACGCGCCGTTCCCGGTGTCCTTCGTCACACGCTCCTTGGTTTCCCCGGACATCGTAATGGTATGGTTCGTAGCTGCCGCTTGCGGTACGTAAGCATCCTCTTCAAACAGATATACCATCAGGTCCCTTCCTTCTACATATTCTCCTGCTTCTTTTGCCATATATTCATGCATTTGATTACAATAATGATTACCAATACCACCGAAACCCATTTTAAGATCGGGGATATGTTTTCCAATATTCCGGTAACCGTTGGCTCTTTTGCCTTATCCAGTTGTGCAAAATCGTCCCGGTCACGTTCCATGTTGCTTTCCTCGGTGTAAGTCATTTCCGGCAACGGGTCGGTTTGGGCCTGTATGTCAAGCATGCCGCCTGTCATGCCAACCGAAAGTTTCAGCCCGTCCTTTTCCCTTTCAAACCTCGTATTTTCCAAACTACGGAGGGTGTCTGCCGGGATTTGGAAAGCCAATGTCCTCGCCGGGATCGCTCCGAGGGTGACGGATACCTTTTTGTTCCATCTGAGATTGTCGGCCTTTTGGATAGAAGTATTTTCTCTTATAGTCCGACACGAGCACACGGGCAGGGCAACGATCCCAATGAGGGCAATTCGACAGTTTTTCAACCATGCCTTCCAGCCGATACATGCGCCCCCTGAATTCTTGAACTTGGTCATACAGCCATAAGATTGTCTGGTTGTCACGCTCTGCCATCTGGCGGGACACGTCTTCTTTTTCCAATTGTTTCTTTTTCCGAAGCAGTGGGAGCCCGGCCAACCAGTTCAACAGGACGATCAGGCCGCCCCCGGTCCCCAAGTAATTGAACAACGCGTCCCAATCCATCCGTCAGGCCTTCTTTTTTTTAGTGAACAACCCGATAAACCATTGGATAAAGCCCGTATCGGCGATCCCGTTGGCCGCAAGTCCGGAGCCCAATCCGTAAAGAAGAGCTATGTACCATTCCAATCCCGCAAGGAATCCCAAGTCCTGCCACCAGCCGAACATGCAGACCGCAATACCGATTACCCATGACAATACCTGACTGAGCCAAGAGGGCATTTTGGGGAACAAGGCCTTGATGCCTTCCACTATCACCGGGATCACGGCCACAATAGCTGCCAGTGATGCAAACACGGCATCATAGTCCGTACCCGGTTCCGTTCCTGTCTCCTGCGCCACGATCGGCAGGCATACTGCGAACGCCATCATCCCGATCAGCGAAATAATTCTAAATAACTTTTCCATTTTAATTCCGTTTTAAATATCGTTTAAACCTATTTCTTTCAACCATGCCTTGACATCGAATGACGGGCAGGCCTTTGCCGACAGTTCGTTGTGTCCTACTATCTTCACATCGGGAAAACGCTCATGGAACCGCTCCACATAGGTTTCCAATGCCAGGCGTTGCTCATAAGTTCTTGTATCCTTAGGGGTACTTCCATCCGAAGCTACTCCACCCACATATACTATATGTCGCGAAACGCCGTTGTAACCGGCAGCCCCATTGGTCACTTCCCAAGGATCTACATAGGCATCCTCGTTATTGTTGACCAGACGTTCCAGACGTCCGTCCAGATGAATCATATCGGTATAGCCTACCTGCTTCCATCCCCGACCGCCTTCTGACACCGGAGCCGTGTGCCAGTGCCGGATCTCATCCGATGTTACCTCACGACCTTCCGGCGTGGCAGTGCAATGTATTACTAAGTATTTTAGCTTCCCCATCAAGCCTTATCCTCCAGCAATGCGATGACACCCTTTTGGTCATCACGGATAATATCGGCTCCGAACCGGCACCACGTCTCAATGATCGTTCCGCCCAAGTAACCCGGTGCACCTTCGTTGATCTTCGTGTTCACTCTACCTTCGGCACGGCATACCAGTTTGTCATTCCAGAATAAAGCACCGCTTAAAAGAGTGTCTTTCACTTCCGCATCGCCACTGAGCGGCTTGCTTCCGTTATACAGGATTCCGGCATGCCCTTCATCTGTCGAACGTGTAAATATGTCCACTCCCAGAATACGGCCGACAATACCTTCTTTCAACTTGCTTTCGTTCCCGGTTTTGTAGTAATCCACAAATTCCGGGATTGCCAAAAGATCCGTGTACATATCTGCCGTTACCATGCCATACCAACGTCCGCCAAGTCCGGAGACATTCATACGGATCATCAGGTTATACACCTTCAACAAATCACCTTTCGTTACGGCTTTTCGATTGGAGGAGAGCCCTACAATATTAGAGGTTCGCCCGTCTCCGGTCGTTTTCAGGATGTTCTCGGACTTGGTAGGACACCAATGTTCCAATACATAAGCCGCTGCTTTCGTGTTTAACTCCGAAGCCTGCTGCATCTGCTTTGTCTGACGCTTGTTGTAGTTCACCATCAATTCCGATTGGGAATCAATAAGAAGGGGTTGACAATACAAAAGTGTTGTCGGATAACTTTTCTTGGAATCAGTCGAAGTCTCAATAGTTAGTGGCAAAGAACTGGGCTTGCCCTCTTTGGCTTTGCTGATATTAGTCTGTACCGGCTTTTCCACTAGTTCCGTCTTGTCGGCCACACCGGTTTCCCCGATAGACTTTTTATAGAAGCTGTTATCAGGGAATAATTGTTTTTGCAATTCGCTCGAATAGAGCGTAGGTCTGATTTCTGCCATACTACTATTTTTGTTAATCAATTTGGACAGCTGCCGCTGTCTGAATGAATGTTATTCCATCATATACATATTCTGCAACGAATGTCTTATTGGCAACTCCCGTAGTAACAGTTCCTGTCATCCCTGTACCGGGTGTCAATGTTTCAACCGCCGTAGTTTTTGTTTTTACAACGAGCCGTGCTCCCGGTTGTACGTCAGGTGCAATTGCCAAGTTTAACGTGCGTTCGCCTGTTGCGACAACACTGGACCCATCTACAATTGTCAGGTTATTGTAGATATCAATATTCTGAGCTCCTGTGGCTGATAAGGAAACAACTGTCGCTGCGCCAAAAGGCCATTTTGCGATTGGGTTTTGTAATTCTTGATTCATACCTTTATTTATATTGATTGTTCATACTCGTTTAGCAAAGTCTGAAAACGTTCCGGTTCATCTCGTTCAATACGGAGTAAGGCTTCCGGATCGTTTTTCTGATACCAGTCCCATGTACGGTTGTCTTTTCCTGCACCTTCCTTTTTCTTTCCCGGCTGCGTTTTATTCAAGAGATTGCTTAATCTTCGATTTTCTACAACTGTTTTTTTGGTCAATGTATCATCATTTTTATCCGGACCGTCTGACGCTGTTTCCTGTACGTCCGAAATCATTTCTGCAAACAGTTCAAAATCAACGCTGGCCAAACGTGCCATTCTGTCTTTGTTCTTTTCTGTAATAGCACCATTCTTTTCGCCCAATGCCATAAGGTGATTGATAATGGACTGTTCCCGTTCTTTCCATGTTTTCTCTTTCGATTTGATCGCATCCAAAATCTGTTGTTCTGTTGCATTTTCTGATAGCCCAAGAGCTTTTGCAATTTCTTTCATGTCTTTTTTCGTATTTGGTTTATATTCGTTCATTACCCGGTTTAAAAGTTCTGATACCGACAGGTTACCCCATTCTTCTTTTCGGGGTGTTGTTACCACTTCATCTGCCAATCCCGCCGTTTTAGCTTCATCTGCCGAGAACCATGTCTCATCACGCATAAGTTTTGCAATCTTTTCTTTCTCTATTCCGCGTCGGGACAATATGGTTCGGAGCGTATCAGTAATACTATCCAAAGCCTTTTTATCTTTTGCCGATAACTTTTCTTTTCCCACTCCCACGAAGAAAGGATCATGAATCATTAATTTGGCAAAATCCTGCATCTCTACTTTGTCTGCACTGATAGCGATAACAGCTGCCATACTTGCCGCTATACCGTTTATTCTCGCACAGATATAGGCTTTTGCACTCAATATGGCGGAAACGACCGAGAGACCTTGCGATACGCTTCCGCCATCGCTGTTTATCAGGATATGGATCGTATCGGCGGCTTCATCCAATTCGGCTATGTCATGCGCCATTTGGGTTCCATCCACCTCACGGCCTATCACGCCATACATACGAATGGTCGCTTCCCGTTTTTCCTTATTGATTATTCGTTCATAATTAGACATATTAAACTGTTCATTTTCGATTCCATGAGCAAAGTAAACAGCTATCAGACTGCAATAAAAATATCCTTGCAAGCCTTGCAAGTTTCATTACAACCCTTGGAACTTTCCTTTTTTATCGCATGGATTACTTTCAATTTTGTATATCAAAAAACGTAACATGGACGACAGATACATCGCTTACATATTATTCAAAGAGGGAGTTTCCGGGCAAGAGATAGCCCGGATCATGAAGCGTTCCGAACAGACCATTTCCCGCTGGAAGAGGGATGGGGATTGGGAACAGAAGGCAACGGAGGACCTGATGGCCATGCAGACGATCCATGAGGATATCCGGGATTTGGTACGTTACCAACTGGTCCAACTCCGGAAGCTGAAAGACCAGTATATCAAAGCCGAGACTGACGGGGGCGATCCAAAACTTATCAGCAAAGGGGACATCGACGGCGTACGTGATTTATATAATATGATTAAGGAGAAAGAGACCGACTGGACAACACTTGTGCGCACTGTCCGGAAGATTAACAAGTACCTGAAGGATAACCATCCGGAACTGGCTCGCGAGGTGGCTCCCGCTCTCAATGACTTCTTAAATGAGGAAAGAGGAGGTGCTGCATGAACTTGGAACGCAACTTGACACCCAAAGAGCGGAAAGAATACGATGTGTGGCTTCTGGAAATGCAGGATACCATCCGCCTAAAACCTATTGAAAATGAAACGCCGGCCCAAAAGAAAAAGCGTATCAAAAAGCTGCTGGGTAATTTCCAAGCGTTTTGTAATTATTACTTTGAGGATTGGAAACTAAAACCGTTTGGATGGTTCCATTTGAAGGCTGTCGATTACATTTTGAAAAACAAAAACCTGGTTTTGGCTTGTGAATGGCCCAGGGAACACGCCAAGTCGGTTGTAATGGACATATTCGTCCCCATGTTTTTGAAGGCAAAAGGGGAACTGACCGGTGTAGTATTGGCTTCCGCCAATGAGGACAAAGCCGACGGGTTGTTAGCGGATCTGCAAGAACAACTGATGTTCAATCAACGTTATATCGCGGACTTTGGGCCACAATATAAATCCGGAAAATGGGATACAGGGCACTTTGTTACCGCAGACGGCATAGGCTTTTGGGCTTTCGGTCGGGGACAGTCACCCCGTGGTATCCGTGAAGCTAACCTGCGTCCGAACTTTGGCGTGATCGATGACATAGACGATGCAGAAATTTGTAAAAATGAAAAACGTGTACTTGAAGCTGTCGACTGGTGTCTGGGTGATTTGTACGGTGGTATGCCGACCAAAGAGAGCCGGCTTGTCATTTGTGGAAACCGAATCCACAAGAGAAGTATCTTGGCCCACATCGTCGGGGATGTAGAAGAAGGTGATCCGGTGAAAAGCACGGTTACGCATCTGAAAGTCTATGCACTGGAGAATCCGCGGACACACCAGATGGACCTTTCTGAAAAAGGAGTTCCGGCATGGGATGAGAACTATACACGTGAAGATATATTACGCAAGATGGAAACAATGGGACGGCGTATCGCCCTACGCGAACTGTTCCACCAGCATATTGTTATCGGACGTGTATTCCGAGAAGAGCACTTGCCGTGGGCAGACCTTCCTCCTATTGAGAACTGCGAAAAAATAGTTACTTATTGCGACCCTTCTTACAAGGATTCCAAAAAGAACGACTTCAAGGCGATTGTACTGATTGGGAAGAATGGACCATACCTGGATATATATGATGTTTTCTGCCGTCAATGTACCACACCGGAAATGGTCCGAGGACATTATGCTTTGGCGGAAGAAATTCCGGAACATAAAACATGCCCGCATTGGATGGAAGCCAATTTTATCCAAGACATCCACCTCTCCAAATATGACGAGGAAGCCGAGATGCAAGGTTACAGCATCGCCATACGTGGAGATTACAGGAAAAAACCGGATAAAGTGGAACGCATCGAAAACCTTTCAGCCTATACGGAAAGGGGACGAATCCGGTTCAATAGAGCAAAAAAGCATAGTCCCGATATGCAAGAACTCCGGCAACAGTTCTTAGGATTCCCGGACTATCCCCATGATGACGGGCCGGACGCAGTGGAGGGGGCTGTCTATAAATTGAACAAACCTACTTTCAAACAATCCAAAGGCATACGTGCCGTAAAATATACAACCAATAAAAAAAGGAGACTATGGTAGTTGATTATTTGGAAACATGCGACTTTATCCTATTCATATCAGAAGCCGCACTGCGTAAGTTGATACGCGATGAAGATTGTAAGATATTGAATGCCCAGACAATGGCTTATGGATATTTGTCTGAAAAGCTGTCGGGACGTTATCAAATCAGTAAAGAATTGACCCAAAGCGGGGAGAACCGGAATCCGGCAATGGTACGTTGGATGGCTGTCCTTTCCATTTATTATTTGTACCAGTCCATTCCGGACGAGGATATTCCGGAACGTGTCCGGCTGAATTACGAGGATATTATCCGAGAAATAGAACGTGTTGCTAGCGGAAAAGACAACAGTACATTAGAACCTACGGTTGGAAGTGATGGCAAGCCTAGGAGTGGTTCTTCCCGGTGGACATCCAATGTGCGCCGCTCTCATAATCCCTTTGGGTAACTCCGATTAAATCATATTTCAATAGCTTTTAAACAATGATTCTACAGGATTTCAAAAATAAATTGATTACAGCATTAGGTGGCAATAAGAAGTCGCCCCGTAAGTCCCGTTATTTGAAACGGCAAGGACCTACCCGTGTCAATATGGAAATGAATCATTTGGTGCAGGCCGCCCTGAACGCTCTTGATCCGGAAAATTCCGACCGTACTGATTTATTGGATATTTATTTCAACACGTGGAAAGACAGCCAGGTAATCAGCGAACATGAAAAAGCGACGGCTTTTTTGGTTACTGAACCTTTTGAAGTAATAAAGATTGGTAGTGATACGGTTGATAAGAAACGCACCCGGTTATTGGACCGTCCTTGGTTTACTGACTTCCTGACGCTGGCTATGGATACGGAGTTTTGGGGATACCAGCTGGTCGAGTTTGGAGAGATTGATGAGCATGGGGAGTTTTCCGCTGTTAGCATTTTCCCTCGAGAACATGTCCGTCCTTTCGAGAAGGTGATTGTCATTAATCCGTGGGACCGGGAGGGCATTCCTTATGAGGGGCTGGAAACGGAATACTTTCTTCTGCCCTTAGGTGATCCGGAGAATTTGGGTAAGTTGGAGAGCATCAGTCGGGAAATCATTTGGAAAACTTATGCACGTTCCGATTGGTCCGAATACAACGAACGTTTCGGGAAACCGTTCCTGACATATCATACCGATACGGAGAACGATGCGGAGCTGGACAAGGCAGAGGAGCAATTACAACGGTTCGGGGCGAATCTTGCCGGAGTAATCGGAACCGAAGAGAAGTTGGAAGTTACTGCCGTTTCAAGCCGGGAGAGTGCTGACAATTATAAGAGTCTTGCGGATTTCTGCGACGACCAGATTGCCAAAATGATGAACGGACAGACAGGAACAAGCAAGAATGGGCAATGGACCGGGACCGCAGAAGTGCATGAACGGATCTTGACGGAGTTCACAAAGGCAAGGTTAAAAAGGATTCAGGATATTGTCAATTACCGGTTGTTCCCGTTCCTGATCGCACACGGTTACAAGCTTGGTGGTTATGAGTTCCGTTTCTTCGGGTTGAAATCGAAGAAAGAAAATACAGTGGACAATAAGAGCTTTGACAAACCGAAACCTCAAAATCCGGAAGAAGCGGAAGAGCGGGGCGTACTCGGTTTTTTCGGGTAAGCCCTGCCGGATTCGCAGGGCAAATGGGACGGTTATACACATCTGACTGCCCGGTCTGCCACGTGGTAGCGGAAGAGGATTTAAGCGGGTTCCGTTTCTCTGAAGAGGAACTTGTTTATATCCTCCGGCAGATCTATGAACGGGATTTTAACCCGGAAACGGATATCCAGCGGGAACTTTACAGCCATACACTGAAATTCCTGAACGATGCGGTGGATAAGGGCTTCACGCTAAAGACGGAAGAGAACCGGGAGTTCATCAAGCAGCTAAAGTACAACAATGCCGTATTCGCCGCCTTTAAAACACACCGCGAGCAGAACGACTTGGCAGAATTGCTCTTAGACGGGGAAGGAGAACCGCGCTCATTCGGTGATTTCAGAAAAGCGACGGAACCGGTCATCGGGGCTTATAATGTCAATTGGCTACATACGGAATACCTGACGGCCATTAAGTCTGCCCGTACTGCCGAAATGTTCAAGCGGTTTGAAGCGGACAAGGACCTGTTCCCAAATGTGCGCTGGTTGCCGAGCCGTGCCGTTGAGCCACGAGAATCGCATCGGGTGTATTGGAACCAAGTGCGGCGGTTGGACGACCGGTGGTGGCTCACGCATTATCCCGGTTGTCTTTGGGGATGCCAGTGCGATGTGGAGAACACTGCCGATCCGATCACCCATATCGGGTACAATCCTGTCGATCCAAATGCCCCTACATTGGAAGAGAACACAAAAGAGGTATCTCCCGGATTGGATCAGAACCCGGCATTCACAGGCTCTATCTTCACCAAGACACATCCTTATATTACAGATGCTTATCCTTCAGCAAAAGAGGCGGTGGAACATTTTATGGAGAACCAAGCATTTAAAGAGAAGGTAAAGCAACAACGGCAAGAGATACGGGATTGGGCTAAACTGAACTTATTGGATAAAACAGCCAATGTTCCGAAACTGAGCCGGGAAGTGTCATTTACATCGACCGGGATCAAGGAAGTCCTTAACCAGCCGCACAAGTATCTTTTAGAGAAGAATGAGGCTGTACGGGAGATCCTGCATTTGATACAGTCAGGCAAGTATGTACGTTTCGACCCGGATATAAAAGGCAACCAAATGGTACGAGGTTATCATTATATCGAAATAGAGATTGAAGGTGAACCTTCTTTCATAGTAATTAGGGAATTGAACAACGGGGGGATGGTATTCTATTCTATCGTTGACAAGCTAAAAAAGAAAGAGTAACCGGAAGCCTTTAGCGAAGGATATGCAATCCAACCCAGTACTTCCAGCTACTCTTCATTGCAAAAGTAATTATTAACCCCTTAAAACGCAAACATTATGGCTATAAATAATTCTTCTCCGCCTAAGATTCCGGACTTTAAGGCGTTTTTCAAAAGCCATCGGAAAAGTTTGGCTCGGAGTATCGGAACGGAAGCTGTACGCCATTTCAAAGAGAACTTCCGGGAGGAGGGCTTTGTCAACAATGGTCTTCAAAAGTGGAAAGATGTAAAAAGGCGTGACCCGGCCAGCCCGTGGTACGGGTTCGAGTACAAAGGTGAGAAACGGGCAGATTATCCGGTGAAGCGGGGAAAGCGGGGCCAGAGGCTCAAATCGTCCAAACGGCTCAACTTCAGTCCGGCGGCTACGAGGCGGAAGATCCTTACCGGAAGCAGTGGGGAGTTGCAGCGCAGTTTGGCCTATCGGGTTGGCCAAACATCAACGGATGGCATTTCGATTGCCATTACGTCTGACAAGCCCTATGCTTCCGTCCAGAATGAAGGGGGGACGATCCGCGTGTTCGGCAAGGCTCCGGCTATGCTTCCGGCGCGTCCGTTCGTAGGGTACAGCAAGGAGCTGAACGATAAGATCACCCGGATTATTGATAACGAGTTTCAGAAATTCTTAAACAAATAGTATCATGTATTATTCATTATATAAGGACATCAAAACTATTCTGGCTTCGGCTTTCGGAATCGGACTGGATCCGGATACCGGTATCGTGAAAGACGGGACGGATGAACTTCGGGACATCCAGTGGTTCAACAACCAGTACGAAGGAACCATCCACACGGCTCCGGTCGTGTTCATCGAGTTCTCAGATCTGGATATTACGGATCAGACGAAACAGGCGAAACAAACCGTGATCCAGTTTCGTTTGCATGTCGTAACGGAGGTGATGGACGAATCAGACGGGGATGTGGCAGACGGGGATGTATGGCATCATGAGGCGTTAGCCTGTAAGGTGCTGGATGCGTTAGAGGATTGCAAGCTCCATTTCGAAGGGCATGAGACACGTCCCCTTCGGGCGTTCCGCTGGGCGCATCACCATAAATACAACGGATTCATGGTTACGCTGATCGATTTAAAAACGAAGGGATAGTTGGCGGCGGTCTGCCTCCTCTTTCTTTTTGCCATGCTTCAACTCCTGTTTGGCAGGATAAGCCAGCCAGCGGTTGAACGTGCTGTAAGAGATCAGGAAGGTGTCCCGGATCATGTTCTCATAAACGAACAGTTGCGAGACGCCTTTCCGCTTCTGCTCCAAAACAATGTCTTGCACACGGATGATCTTTTGTAACAAGTTTCGGTTGTTATAACACATGGAACCAAACAGTTTAATAACACAAAGTTATGGATTTTCTCCCAAATAGCCGTCGAACAGGGACTTTAAAGTGGCTCTTTATAACAACTATTTATAGCGGACAAAAAAAGTCCCACAGAAATCTCCAAAATACTCGCAGTTTTCATAATTTCTGTGGGTATTTCTTCGGTGTCTGTGGGACTTATTAGTCCTGTTCCTGAAGGCTTATGTTCCTCTATGGATTGCTATCCATTTACATCCCTATATCTCGGCGGAGATATGCCTATGTCTCGGCAGAGATATACCTATATCGCCACGGCGATGTACCTATGTAATTTCTCACGTACCATAATCCGGTTCCCATCCAACCTGCACCTTCGCTTTTACCCTGCCTGTCCCATCACAATAATCGCAAGTCGTGTTTCGATAGGAATCATGCCCGGTCTGTTCCCTGAATCCGCCCTGTCCGTGGCATACCGGACATAGATAATTCCGGAACTCAAAATGTTCGTGGGCCTGCTCGTACTTCGGTGGTATTATTTCTATGATATGCTTCTGTTCGCTCATTTTAATCTTCTTTTATGGTTACAAACTTACAGGGAACTTCGAGCAATTCCCCGTCTTCATCTTCTATACCGATGGTACGATCTGCCATATTTACACGGGCTATCGGATAAATGTCCCCGTCTATATAACACTCCATATTGGCGTACCAGCATTGGGTGTCAAATTCCGCTTTTGTCATTTCACGCCTCCTTCCGATTCGTATGGGTAAACGTCCATCAATGGCGTTTCGCTCACTTCTATAATCACATAGTCCATCATCGTTCCGCTCATGGCTGCCTTAAAATTATTGCAGGCTTCCTCAAACGTGTAGGCTTGTACCAAATACCGCATGACCGTCCGTTTTTCGATCCCGCTCTTTTCATCCAATGTTATCACGGAGATCCGTATCTTATACCATTTATCTCCTTCAGTATGCAGGAATACTTCGCCAAAGTGGGCTCGGTTGATTCCGGAAACGACAAACTCCCCACTGACAAATGGCCGGATTTCTTCAATAATCCGGGCTTCTGCTTCTGTAAACGAGAGCGCATCAACCAGATAAGGTTCCGTTACTTTCTTTTGCATTCCATTCTCCAGTACCTTTTCGTAGGTAACTTTACAAGTAAACCAATTATGCATGTTCTTTTAAGTTTTTATTCGTTTATTATTCGTATTGTCAAAACAACCGGGGTTCTTTGGATTCTTTGATATACTCCAGCAAGATCAGGTCAACCTGCTGTTGCTGCCAGTTCAGCCCCGGACGGTTCTTATATAGTTTCTTCACCTCCTTGATACATTCTTCCGGAGGCAATCCCATGTCAAGCTTGGATACAAACAGATTGACCTGTTCCAGGCGCATCGGTTTCACGGACAGGATGCGGGCATCACCCTTATATCGACCATCCAGATAGATGTTCTTAACGGCACCTACGCAATACTTGATCGGGTTGTGCAGGCGTATGGCGGTAAAACTTCCGCAATTCAATTTGTTGTTCCAATTTTGTTCAAAATCAAGCCTTTCATCCATAATCTTATAATATTGTCCGATTTCAAGTTTACAATAAAAACAATAGATGCCAACCGTGTGGCAAGTCCGGGTCAGGGTCATCACCCGGTAAGGGAATCCGCAAGGGCAGACATATATCCACTTGCCGGGTGTGAGCGTGACTACTTTGGGATTCCGCCTCACATGCGGTTGAAACTCGGTTCCAATTTCCGCCATACCCCCAGGTTGTCTTTCTCGTAGAAGTAGAAGTTCGTTGCCGTCCCCTCCACCAAATGCGATTCCTTGAAGAGGTTCATGATGTCGGAATATTCCGGGTCGGCAAACTGGTTCTCCAGTTCGTACAGCTTGCTGATCGATTTATAGTCCAGGTCACCGTTCTTGTTGCGTTCCAGCAGCGTCATCGCAAGTTGGTACATAGGGTTGTCCGCCCCGTCCTCTTTCCCTTGGATCCAATTCTGTAGGAACTCGATCAGGCGGGCGGCTGCCACATCGGCACGTTCATCGAACTTCTTCACCTTGTTGCTCTTGACCTCGATCTTGAAGTTGTCATCCTGGACCGTAAAGCTCATCTGGGCATTGCCCCGTTTCAACTGCCCGTATTCCAACATCACATCCCGGAATGCCCCCAGTTCGTCCTGGCAGAACTTGTGCAATCCCTGTACTTCGATGCATACGGTGCTGACTTTATGTTTCATGCCACAAATCATTTCCGCCTTGATGCCCTCGTAGGCTTCCCGTTTCCGGATTCCGGCTTCACGTTCTTCCTGGCGTTTCTTTGCCAACAGTTCTTCTAATTCCTTGCTTGTCAAATTACTTAAATCCATATCGTTTGTTTTTAATGTTTGTTTATGAGTTGTTTGTATTTGATATATTCATCCCTTAGATAATTGAGGGAACGCTCCAGTTCGTCAATCTCCTTGTCCCATTCAACCAGCAGCTTCCGGTGTTCCGCCATGTCCTTGTAGGGCTTGGTAAGCATGGTTTCGACAAGGAAATCCCGTTCGCCTTTCAGGTACTCTTGCCTGCGGCGTAGCTTTACGCCCTGTTCCTCTATTTCATCCAGTTTTGCCTGGATTGGTATCAGCCTTTCCATGTCAGTTCTTGTTGACCGGTATATCCAATGCCGGATTACAATTCACGTTCACTTCGTTCTTCTTAAGCCAATCATTATAAATGGCCTGCAACCGTGACAACGGGATGGCGTTGAAACGCCCACAGTTGGAGGCGTTGCAAGCCACCCTCTTCGCATATTCCACTTTCCTCTCGGCGGATCCGAACTTGTATCCCCGTTTGTCCAATCCGGCGCAAATCACGGCGATGACCCGCCGCCTGGCTTTTTCCTGTTCCGCATCGTAACGCATCTGCTTCTGATCGCTATCGCCCTTCAGCTTCTCGATCATCAGGCTGTATTCTTTGGGGTACTTCTCATACAGCTCGCTGAGCGACTGAGTCCGGCCACCGCTGGCTTCACTTACGATGCCCTCTTTGATCACCTCCTTGTACGCCTCGTTATAACCCGGAACTTGTTTTAGAAGTGTCCAAAACAGGGCATGATTCGGTTTCTTTTTCGTTGCTTTCATAAGATGTATGTTTTAGGTTGTTATTCTTCATTTACGCTGTCTCCGAATCGGAGTGCCGCTTTTTCTTCATCGATTACAATGCGTCCGCCTTTTCCGTTGACACGCCCGGAAACCAATGCGGTCAATCCTTGTACCTGGATGATTACCTTAGCGTACCGGCGACAAGCCTTTGCTGTCGCCGTATAGGGCTCGCCCTTTTCTTCATGCGCCAAGAATATGAATGTGATATGGGGATATTCCTTAATTAGATTCCATAACACGCGGTCCTTCAGTTCGTCTTTATAAACCGTGATATTATCAATAAAGATGATCCGTTCCGACTTCCGTTTCCCTAACCGCTCTTTCAGTTCCTCGATTGGCAGGTAGTCCGTAAACTTCAACGTCTGGTTTTCCGGGCTGATCCCGGCACGGAACATGGCTTTCTTGAAAGAATCCTGCATTCCCTCTTCGGCACTGATATAAAGTGTTTTTTCAATCGTGCTGAGATAATTCGCCAGCATGAGGGCAAACGAGGTTTTCCCGTTCTTTTCCGGTCCGTAGATAATCCATGCACCACCGTATTCCGGCTGGTCGAATACCTGTTCCCATATTCCGGTAAACGGCATCTTACGGGCAATCTTGCTATATACGTTTTTAACTGATAATGTCCTCATAGGTTTTACTGTAATAAGATTAATAGACTTTCTGCGCGGCGCAAACCTGTAGCTTCGCCTTCCTGGTTGTCAGTTTGCAGGCATTTGTTCACAATGACCGGAAGTTTCGACTTGTCGTCCATATTGACCGACAGGACATCGGTAATCAGTTTCCTGTAGAAAGCGATCCGGTCTGTTTTCCCTTTGGGGACGGCATACGAGAACTTGTCGCTGAACCGGCTGAATACTTCGCGATATGAACTGGTACGGCGTTTGATTCCGGCTTTGATCTTCGCCTGTAATCCGTCTGCACCCATCAAATACCAGCCACATGCGCCATCGGTGGCGTTCCAGTATTCTTTCAGGTCAACAAAAGTAGGGTAGTCAATATCTCCGGCTTCATCGATAATGACAATCGGGTTCGGCATGGCGTTCAGGTAATATTTGATATTCTGTTTCACTTCGGCATACGTTCCGGCACTGTCGGCACCGATACATTTGGCCAAAGCACGGGCAAACAGGATTTTTGTCTTGCACTGGCTGGCATCGATATAAAAACAGTTTTTTAGCGTGCGTGACAAATATTTGGCCGAATAGGTCTTGCCGATCGCACAGTCATCCACAAAGATCCGGCTCTTATGAAACTCCTGGCAGAAACGGACCTCTTCTTCGATGATGGTAAACACTTCCGTCCGTGCCATATTCCAACGACGCTCGGATGGTGATACATCAAGCAAACGTCCAAGATTCAACCACTGTTCCGGACGGAGCACACGGTCGGGGTCTCCGTTCTTGATACGGCTGTAGATGGATGCGTTCAAGCCGTGCTTTTTGGCAAAGGCAGCATCAGATCCATCGTAATTCTGACGGGCTGCTACGAGAGATTCAATTACCCTATTTCTGAAGTCTGTTGTAATTTCTATCATGATTCTTACATTTTAAAATCTGTCTAACATGGTGGAATGTTTATATCCTGTTTCAAGGCCGTTTAAAACCCCTTGCAATTCTTCTTCCGGCTCCGTTAAGATCTCCGTATCTTCCGGTTCAACTTCTTGCGGATCCGGGCCATACATGTTTTCCCACGGGATGGTGAACTTATGGTTCAATACCTGCGGACGGTTATCCACAATGATCAGTTTTTCGATCTCGTTCTTATGTCGTCGCGCCCAACCCCTGATGGTATTTTTGTAGCGTTCCATCAGTTCGAAGTTGTCTTTCGCATTAACATCACCTCTGGCTTCCAATTGGGAGCGTTTGGCTACGGGCTTCGGTAAGGCTTCACAAACCAGCCGGTTGTTTAAGTAAACCAACGCCTTCAGCGTTTGGCCGTTGTGTCCTCTGAGCCAGCAAACGTCCACGTCTTTGCCTTCTATCTGTTCCATAAGCTCCAACAACGGATCACCGGTGTAAATCTCTCCGTTATCGCCCAGCAAGTACCACCCGCTGTTCAACCGGATCTGTCCGACCCGGCAACTGGTTTGGGTCCGTTCTCCTATATAAGGCAAGATCCCACGCCAGTTGATCGGGTGAAGGTCCGGATGCTGTCGTTCCATAAATACTTCCCACCGGGTTTTGTCCGGATATTTCGAATGGGGCATGTTGTTCCATGTCATGATATCCTCCAGGCAATTCCTCACCAACGTGTCGTAAGGGATAATTTCCTTTTTCTCCCCGTTTCGCTGGTACGCCTCGTTGCGGGCATTCGGACGACCGAGCCATCCAACCCGTTTTTTCTCCAATTGGTAGCGCAAATTACCGTAATAGCGTTCGATTCGTTTACTTCGCGCCGAGTTTGCCAGGATGCGGACGTATTGGAACATGCAGCCTTCGCGGAGGAAGGTGTCCTTGAAGTTGCTGTTCAGATGCGCCTCGCATTCCAGTTCGGCCGGCATATTGATGCCCCATTCGGCACAGTTGCGTACCAATTCGCGGTAAAAGTCCATGATGATGCCGTCCTTGCTCTTCCCATAAACAAAAGCGATGATACATTCACTTCCCAGATCAATGGCGTTGTAGAACCACATGCGCATTCCGGGAGCATACTCGAATGGAGGCTGACGGTCATCTATACTAATAATTTCGCCTGAAAACTCTGGTTGTTCAAGACTTTGGTAGGGATCGAATTTGCTCATGTACTGCTGGCGGTCGGCTGCCCGTTTTAAATGGGTGGCAACCTTTTCTTTCCATGAAGCGAGGAACATGGTCACAGTGCGCTGGCTCATTTTCCCGTATTCCGAAGGGTCATATATTTCCCCGGTCTCCGGATTGACCACATCTACATAACCGTTCAGGAAAGCATCATACAAGCGGTAAACCTCCACCATCGTGGGCTTCTCTTTCTGGATATACATCGCCCGGAGCAGGGCCAATTGTTTCTCCGTCTTAACAGATGCATTGTTGTTGTCGTAGCCTTTTAACAGGGAAGCATAACCCTCTTTTTCAAATCGTTCCATCTTACGTTTCAGGGATAAATAATTGGTTGGTAAATTGTGCTCTAAAAGATGTTTGCGGTTCCGCCAGGCATTAAATACGTTCACGGCTTCGGATAGGTATTTGTCCATGTTCTTCATGGGGGATTTCTCACCTTGTGCGACCAACGTGGCAATACGGGCATCCCGTAGCCGGAGCGCAGCCAGAAGGACACTGGCATCCAGGATATAGGCCTGTTGGCGTTCCTGTTCGATGTATCCTTTCTTCCCGGCCTTGACCTGCGTGTAATATTCCACGGCTCCGCGGTCCTCACGGAAGTAGCGTTCCAGAATGCAGTCCACCTCGCGCGGATCGCCCAGTGCCTTGCGGATTTCCACCGGTAGTGTGTCATATTGGATCAGGACCTCATTGCCCAATCCTTTCCCTTCCCGTGCCCGACGTATTCCGTACGGCTTCTTCAAATCACGAGACAGCTTCTTTTTCAACGCTTCCCATGAAGGAAAGAACTCCGGTATCAGTTCCTCTTTTGTTACTACTAATATATTATTCCATTCGTATGGCATAATTACTTTGTTTCAATATTCCTACATTGTTCCCGGAAGCGGATTCGAACCGCTGACCATATCGCCTGACTTACCAGTTCCGATTGTTCTACCTGGCTGAACTATCCGGGATACCTTCTTTTTTCCCTTTCAATCTTCATCCAGGAAGTGGTCGAACCAGTTACCTATCCGGTCAATTTCTTCCAGACATTCCTTTTCGTTCGAAACCAACAGCAGGCTGAAAACAACCCAAGGAACACATAGCATCCAGCCCAAGGCTTCCTCCCGGCTCCCGAACTCGTAGCTTTCCACCGTGCCGATCCCGGCAAACAGCAGGATGAAGCTGGCTACCCAGCCCCAAATGATGATTTTCGCTTTCATGGCTGGTACTCTTTGAACTGTTGTTGGGCCAATGTCAAAATGTTTTCCGCCATTCCGCTGACATGGCGCATCCAGCCGAAACGCGTAGCGAGCATCCGGCGTAGTACGTCGAAGTCCTCCAGGCTGACGCAATCGTTGTAGGCGTACCAGGTACTTTCGCCCGTTTCCGTGTCATATCCGGAAATGCCCCACATCTCTTTGGCCCCGATTTTCACCTTCAACGGCGATTCCGCCAATACCACTTTGAATACCGGGTACTCGCTCCTGTTTTTCATCCCGGTATAAACCAACATCGGGAAATACAACCCGCGCTTTTCTTCCGCATCGAAAGGCCGCATGCTTAATTTCTTATAATCTAACTTTGTCATAACATATTAGTTTTATTGTTATTATTGGCTCCCGTGCCGGTCTCGCTCCGGTACATGCAAGTCGTCAGCTTTCTTCACGGGAATAGTCTCAGTTTTGGTTTTTTACCTACCTTTGTAGGAGCACAACTAAAAATATTTTTATTATGCAAGAGAATCTTTTTGATGTGATTCGTGAATCGTTAGAATCACACAGGGGCGACAGGGAACGTATTACAATCAATCTAATGAATGAAGCTAAAGAGTTGAATATCCCGTTCAATATCTATATGCAGATCATTCATCAAATGCATGACAATGGAGAAATATTCATCAAGCGTGTAACCAAAGATGAAGGATATTCCATTTTATTTCTGTAAATCGTTGTTCTTTCCCACCAAGAGGTTTCGTTGTTTGAAGCCTCTTGGCTTTTTATTTGCCTCTTGTATATTCCAAATACATTTATCATCTCGTACTTCTTGGCAAGATCGG